TTTATTTAAGAAATTAATCTGTTCTGATGTCATACATACACAGCCTTTACCACTACTGTATGAAGATGGACAACAATTTGGATTTATTTCATTCTCTCCAAATAAAGATAATTTTCCTTCGGGAAGAGGAACACCCAGACCTTTAACATTTGTTTCAGACTTATTGTATTGAGATTTTTCGTTATGAATATAACTAGACTTAACACCATCGCCAATAGAATAATCCAAAGCAGAACCAACTATATTGGTTCCGATACGAAATCCTTCTCTTATACCACCAGCACAGCTACAAAAACAAGTTGTTGATAAGATTCCACCAATAATTATACATAGAATTAGTATTTCTAATCTCATTTTAAATCCAAATAAATTAATGTTCATTATAAAAAATGTATAGATAATATTTGTTAAAAATCCTAAATATTATTAAGCATTATTGGTTAATATTTTTTGATTTAGAACCATTATTATCTTCCCAATCGTGAAATATTTCAGTTCCAATAGGAATAGTATGGTCACTAGTAATTAAACATGATAACACTGGGCATTCTTTATTAGATTCATGTGCTGGATTTTCACCACGATAATTACGAACTTCGACAAAATCCTTTATATTTGAGTCATATATTAGATGTGAACCAGTTACATATATTGGTTCGTTATTTTCACCATTTTCTAATTTATACATCTTGTTCACTATATTATTATTTTCATCTAAATTATTGATTTTCATAACTGCATTTACAGTAGAACCATTTTTTAATTTAGAACCCACCTTTACATCTTTCATAGCAACAATTTCATTATTTGCTAATTTTATTTTAGTATCAGGATCAAAACAAAGAGCAATTTGTTTAATTTCATTTATAAAATAAGTTAAAACTCCTAAAAGAGCTGTTAATGTTGCTACAACAACTGCAGCAACAGCAGCTGCAGTAGTAAAACCCAAACCAAAAAAGGGAATTAAAACTAATATTAATAATACAGCTAAAATACCTGCTGCAATTTTTATTTTATCTAATAAAAATTTAATTATTAAATCTAACACACCTACAAAGGCATAATATGGACCCATCAATGAATATAAAACCAATACCACTTTGGCTTTTATTTTATTGAATAAATCTTTAAAAGCTATTATAATTTGTTGAAGAGGAACCATAAGATTACCTAAGTATCTACGTAAAACACTAAGAATTCCTGAACTAGAAAATTGTATATTACTAATAAGTTCATAAATCTGTCTTAAAGCATTAGCAAATGATTTAAATAAATTATTAATTACTTGAAAGGCTAAATATATTGGTTTAAATGCGTTATCAACAATATTTCTTAACATAGTTTGACTACAATTTATGAAATTTTTCTCTGTAAATTCCAATACTGTCTCATCGTCTGGTTTATTTATAATTCCTGCAAATGGTATTACGCTCGGTTTACATTTATTACTATCCCAATTAGCTCTTAGAGGATCTAAATTATTAATAATACTAAAATAGATAATAATAAGTAAACATAATACAGTAATAACAATAGATATAATTAAATCGATTCCATATATGTTCAAATAACCTGCCTTTTTATATAAATTATTTACTTTTGAAAATACATCATTATTTGTATCCGTATCTTTTTCATTAGATACTTTACTCATATATAGTATATTTATAATATAGTATATACATTTTCATATAATTAAATAGTTTTTGACTCTGAACCATTATTATCTTCCCAATCATGAAATACCCATTCACCAATAGGTATAGTATGGTCTGTAGTTATTAAACAAGATAATTCCTTACATTCTTTATTTGTAATTAATGAAGGATTATTTCCTTTTAAATTTTGAACTTCTACAAATTCACTAATAGTTGGGTCATACACTAAATGTGAACCAGTGACATAAATAGGTTCATTATTTTCACCACCGTTTATTTTATACATATTTTTATTAATCTCTCCGTTTTCATTTATATTATTTATTTTCATTACTGATATTACTCGTGAACCATTTTTTAACTTACTATTTAAATCTAAATCTTTCATTTCCACTAAATCACCATTTTGTAGTTTTATTTTTGTTGACGGGTCAAAACATAATACTTGTCCAATAACGGAATTTGAAGCACTTTCCATAGTCAATACTAAACCTCGAAGTATATTTGATAAAAGAATAAACATACCAGCAACTTTATTAAATACGTCCTTAATATTGATTATCATTTTTTGAAATTCTATAATTACTTGATAAAACACACCATAAATTCCTTGAAAAATATTTCCCAATAAGTTCTGTAAATCGGCTATCAAATTAAATCCTCCAGTTACTCCTTCACTAAATACTTGACTCATCTGTGATATAACACTTAAATCAAGATTTAGAGGCTGTAGTAAGTAATCCATATAATCTGTTTGCATAGTCTGAATACATTCTGTAAAATTTGTATATTCATCGTGTCCGAACATACCTGCAAAAGGCATTATCATTGGATTACATTTGTATCTTGGCCAATTTTTTTTTATATTTTCGAACTGAACAACAAATATAATAAATGTGTGAAGAATAATAAATATAAATATTACATAAATAAATCTTGTCCAATCTGATGCTTTCATATTAGATTATAATGTTATAATATTTTTACAATTAATAATATATTTAAAATAGTGTTTACTAAATAAATTATTTTTTATATGTTTTACGTTTCTTATTAGATTTACGTTTTGTAATTGATTTACGTCTCTTATTAGATTTACGTTTCTTATATGAATTTCGTCTCTTATTAGATTTACGTTTCTTATTAAATTTACGTTTCTTATTAAATTTACGTTTACGACTTCCACCACCTACACTACTACCTAATATGTCTAACTCAGCACCCGTTTTAAATAATCCACAAGTACTGTCTTGTTGGATAGGATTTTGACCTACCACACTTGGACAGTCAATTTCAACATTCGTTACATTACCTCCACCACTTAGACTAAGAGCTGTTTGTTTATTATTAATATCAATGCGCTGATCTGCACAAGTTGCAGGAGTACAACCGGAAAAATTAGAGCCAGCTTTATCAGTCAAAGAACTTTGTAAATTAGTTATATTGCTAATTAATTCACTGGGTGATAACGTAGTACCTTTTCCACCTTTCTGAATAGTTTTAACCATATATATAATTAGTTTATTTAAAAAAAAAATTATATATAATAAAATAAAATGAATCAAACTGAAAGTCTTCAATTAAAAAAAATGATTAACGAAAATGATGTAAATGATTATACTAATGATATTAGAGAGAAAAAACATAGTGAATTAATAAGAAATGACGTAACTAAAATGATAGATTTAAAAAAAAAATATCCTAGATTAATTAGTTCAAATCCTAAGCAATTTGATGCTATGCTTAGTTCTCAATGTAATTTTTTATTCAATAATTATACTGATATATTTAATAAGGTTAAAAAAGATGAAATAAATTTAGAAACTCTTTGGAATTTGTTAAATATCTTAAAAAAAATAGAAGATGGAAATATTGATCAACATACTGGTTCATTTGAGGTTGGTAAATTATTAAAGCAAATATATATTGATGGTGCAATTATGAAAGAAAACAATAAGAAGAAAAAAAGTAAAAAACAATCTAAACCAGTTAATTCAGGTAAGAAAAATATTTCATGGGACGAATTTAAAAAATTATAGATTAGCTTTAAAATTTTATAAATATATATATAATGTCCACCAGTAAAACAAAATATATATTATTATTAATAGTTCTTACTAATATAAGAGCATTACAACAACATTTACGTAATAAAATATTAATAAAACAAAATAATGTATGTGGATTATGTAATACGCCTTTTTCAAAAATGGTTCCTCATGAAATTCATCATCTTAATCACAACGCAACCGATAATGGTGAAAATAATTTATTAGCATTATGTTGTAATTGTCACTCAGCACATCATAGATATAATGTATCTGTTAAGCCCTATTTTGGAATTATTTCTTTTCCGTTAATGAAGTCAATAGACACATATACGAAAAATATCTAATATAATTGAATTAAATAAATGTATAGGAAATATTGTATATGTCTTATACATTGTTAATAGTTGAGTCTCCAGCTAAATGTAAAAAAATAGAAGGTTATCTGGGGAAAAATTATAAATGTATGGCTAGTTATGGTCACATAACTCAATTATCTGGATTAGATTCTATTGATATAGAAAATAATTTTAAACCTAAATTTGATATTATGGATGAAAAAAAACAACAAATTTCAAAATTAAAAACCGCAATTAAAAATGCCAACGAGGTCATCCTTGCTTCTGATGATGATCGCGAAGGAGAAGCAATAGCATGGCATATTTGTAAAGTATTTAAATTACCAGTAAATACAACAAAGCGAATTATTTTCAATGAAATTACAAAGAAAGCAATACAAAAAGCTGTTGAAAACCCTAAAACTATAAATATGGATACTGTTTATGCTCAACAATCAAGACAAATATTAGATATATTAATAGGTTTTAAAATTTCACCAATTTTATGGAAAAAAATATCTGTTAAGTCTGGTCTGAGCGCAGGTCGTTGCCAAACCCCTGCTCTTAGATTAATTTATGAAAATCAAAAAGAAATAGATAATTCACCAGGAACAAAAGTTTATTCAACAATCGGTTATTTTACAAGTAAAAACATACCATTTGTATTAAACAAAGACCATAACGATGAGAAAGAAGTCGAAGAGTTTCTTGAAAAAACAGTAAATTACGAACATATATATGACGCTAAGAATCCAAAAGAATCGTTTAAAAAAGCTCCGACTCCATTTACAACAAGCACATTGCAACAAAGTTCTAGTAACGAACTAAAATTGTCTCCAAAAGTAACTATGAAAGCATGTCAAGTATTGTATGAGGGTGGATTTATCACATATATGCGAACAGATAGCACTACATATAGCGAAGATTTTATACAAAAAATAACCACATACATCGAAAAAACATATACAGACAAATATGTTCGTAGTGATATTAACAAATTATCTCTTCGGAATGAAAAGGACACAAAAGCACAAGAAGCTCACGAAGCAATTAGACCAACAAATATTGATTTAGAAACAGTAAGTCAAGACTTAGGAAATAATGAAGTTCGTGTATATAAATTAATACGAAGAAATACACTTGAAAGCTGTATGCCTCCGGCAAAATACAGTGTAATTAAAGCTTCGGTTAGTGCACCAGATGATTTATTCTATGATTACAGTGCAGAACAAGTAATATTTCCTGGTTGGCAAATAGTAAATGGGTATGAAAAAGTATGTGATGTATACGCGTATTTTAAAACATTGAAGAAAAAAAGCATTGTTCAATATAAAAAAATAACCTCAAAAGTTACTATCAAAAATTTAAAAACGCATTATACAGAATCACGTTTAGTTAATTTATTAGAAAAAAATGGAATAGGTCGTCCTTCTACGTTTTCATCTTTGGTTGATAAAATACAAGAACGTAATTATGTTAAAAAAACAAACGTTAAAGGGAAAAAAATTAATTGTATAGATTTTGAATTAGTCGATGATGAAATCATAGAAAATGAAAATGAAAGAGAATTTGGAAATGAAAATAATAAATTAGTTATAGAACCATTAGGTATATTAGTAATTGAAATATTATTAGATCATTTTAATGATTTATTTGAATACGAATACACAAAAAATATGGAAGATAAATTAGATGATATTGCTAAGGGCAACAAAATATGGCATACATTGTGTAAAGAATGTTTACAACAAATAAATGAATTATCCGATGGTTTGTTGGAAACAAAAGAAGAAATAAAAATAGACGATAAACATAGTTATATTATTGGTCAATATGGACCAGTTATTAAATGTGTAGAGAACAATAATATATCCTTTAAAAAAATAAAGGATACTATAGATTTTGATAAATTAAGAAATGGAATGTATAAAATTGATGATATTATAGATAATAATGTAAAACAGAGAATTATAGGTTATATTGATAAAAATCCAGTATTTTTAAAAAATGGAAAATACGGTTTATATTTTAATTATAATGATAAAAACATAGGCATAGGTGACACAGAAAAAGAGTTTAATGAAATTACAATGGAAGATTATAATATGATAATTAAGACGAAACAAACAAATAGTAATATAATACGTGTAATTGATAGCGAAACTTCTATTAGAAATGGAAAATATGGAGATTATGTTTACTATAAAACATCAAAGATGAAAAAACCTAAATTTATTAAACTAAATGATTTTATAAAAGAACATGGTGTAAATAGTTATAAAACATGTAATGTCGACGTGTTAAAAAAGTGGCTAACTAAAAAATAAATATATGCAAATATAAGTAATTAAAATGTAATTATTTTTTAAAATGTAATAATTT